ATCAGAGGGTGGAAAATATAAACTTATTCGTTTTGGAGAACAAGGTGCATCTACAGCAGGTAAACCTAAGTCTGGTGAATCTGATAGGATGAAGAAGAAAAGAAAATCATTTAAGTCTAGACATGCCAAGAATATTAAGAAGGGCAAGATGTCAGCAGCCTATTGGGCAGATAAGGTTAAATGGTAATGGCTAAACCTAAATCAAAATCTAGAGTAAACGAAGCAGGTAATTATACAAAACCTGCATTACGTAAGAGATTATTTAGTAAAATTAAAGCAGGTACTAAGGGTGGTAAAGCAGGTCAGTGGTCTGCACGTAAAGCACAGATGCTAGCCCTACAGTATAAAAAAGCTGGTGGAGGTTATAGAAAGACATGAAAGCTTCTCAGAAGTCACTTAAGAAGTGGACTAAAGAAAAGTGGGGAACTAAAAGCGGTAAGCCTAGTGCTAAAACAGGAGAACGTTATCTCCCTAAAAAAGCAAGAGAAGCTTTAACCCCAGCAGAATATGCAGCTACTAGTGCAGCTAAACGTAAAGGCACAGCAGCAGGAAAACAATTTGTAAAACAACCAAAGAAAATTGCAGAAAAAACTAAAAAATTTAGAGCTTCGAAAGGCGGACTTACTATGAAAAAAGGTTATCACAAAATGCCTGATGGCACAATGATGAAGGATTCAGACATGAAGAAAAAGTCTGGGTATATGCACGGTGGTATGGCTAAACCTAATAAAGGTATGAAAGCCTTAAAGAAAGCTGCACCTAAAGTAGCTAAGAAAATGGGTTATAACAAAGGTGGCATGGCTAAATGCGGTGCATCTTATAAAGGGTAAATAGATAATGAACTTTGAGGATTATAAAGAACCGTTAGAAGAGTGTGGTTACTTAGTAACTTCTGAAAACGTCACTACTAAAATGGGTGATGTACTAGCTGCTTTAGATCCTTATGGTTCTTATTGGTGTACTGATTCCAGAGTACAAGAGATATTATCTTCTGTCGTAACTAAAAAAGTACGTGCTCGAACTAAGTCGGGGCATTTTGTAAAGGATGATCCAACAACTCCTGAGAATGAAGCTTGGACAACAAAGACTGTAGGAAGTAAAGATTAAATGGTTGAAACAGCCTACTCTACAGCTACAGAAGCAGTAACAGTAGCATCTACTACTACAGGTGCTAACGCTACTCTTGTGTATACTTGTCCACCATTTCATGATGCAACAGTGGACTTATTACACGTAGCTAATAACAATAACTCTTCTAAGAAAGTTTATCTACAGTTCTACCATAAAGATGATACTACTTATCATTATGTGCTTAAGAATCATACTATAGCAGGTAACTCAGCAGAAAACATATTTGGTGCTGGGGTATTACATCTTCATGCAGGGGATAAGATTGTTGCATATGGTGAGACAACTAATACTATGGAAGTACTAATATCTTGTAGAGAATTTTATAATCCGACACGTTAAAGCATAACGGGGTTGCATTATTATCTATAGTATGATATAACTGTTTGTGTAAAACTAGTCTTCAGTAAACTACAAATGTCTTGTAGTATCACACTGGAGAACTTATATGTTTAAAACATTTTCAATTTGGCTTAGAGCCTTACACGATTCAATACAAAAATCACAACAGGCTAGAGCAGATTTGTGGTTACTTACACACTTAACTGATAGAGAATTAAAAGATATCGGTGTATCAAGATACGATATCAAACGGAGAATAAATGGCTCGTAACCTTACAGAAAAACAAGAAATGTTTCTTGAAGCATTATTTGGGGATGCCAGAGGTAATACCATGCAAGCAATTAAACTTGCAGGGTATGCCGAAGGTACATCTTCAGCTAGTATAATGAAAACTCTAGAAGCAGAGATTGCAGAGAGGACTAAGAGTCTTATAGCTACTCGTGGTCCTCAAGCTGCATACTCTATGCTAGACGTAATGGAAAACCCAACTGACTTGGGTAATAAAGAAAAGATGGCAGCTGCAAAAGATCTACTAGATCGAGCTGGCTTTGTAAAAACAGATAAGGTTGAGGTTAAAGCAGAGAGTCCTTTGTTTATATTACCTCCTAAATCAGATGAAGACTAATAAAACTTGGCAGTTACCTAAGCCAGAAAAAGCTGAAGGTGAGTTTGATTGGCTACCAGTAGTAAGAGTAGGTAGAGTTATACCATTTGGCTATAGACAAGACCCCAATGACTCTGATATACTGTTACCAATCCCAGAAGAGTTAGAATTATTCGAACAAGCTAAGAAGTATCTTAAGCAATATAGCCTACGTGAAGTTTCTAATTGGCTAAGTGCTACTTCAGAACGTTATATCTCTCATGTGGGTCTTATGCAGAGGGTTAAACTTGAACAAAAACGTAAGAAAGAAGCTTCAATCCAACGCTTCTATGCAGAAAAGTACAAAAAAGCCGCAGAAAAAGCGGAAAAGCTCGAAAGACAACGTATCGGTGCAAGAGTCCCAAAAGGAACTAGCACCAGCGCAGGTGAAATCACCACCGATTGACGTAGAGAAAGCTACAAGGAACATAATCTTTGAACCTAACGAAGGTCCACAGACAGATTTCCTAGCATCTACAGAACAAGAGGTACTTTATGGTGGTTCTGCTGGGGGTGGCAAGTCATATGCTATGATTGCTGACCCTGTACGCTTTCTAAACAACCCTCATGCAACTATGTTGCTAGTACGTAGAAGTACAGAGGAGTTAAGAGAGCTTATATCTGTATCTAAACAACTATATCCCAAAGCAATACCTGGGATTAAGTTTATGGAAAGAGATAAAACTTGGATTGCACCATCAGGTGCGACATTATGGATGTCATATCTAGATAGAGATGATGATGTAATGAGATATCAAGGTCAGGCCTTTAATTGGATTGGCTTTGACGAGATGACACAGTGGCCTACACCGTATCCTTGGAACTATATGCGTTCAAGGCTACGTACAACTAAACAATCGGGTCTACCTCTCCACATGAGAGCAACATCCAACCCAGGTGGCCCAGGTCATCAATGGGTAAAGAAGACTTTCATCGACCCTGAAGTACCTAATAAGGCTTTCTGGGCTACAGATCCTGAAACAGGTGATGTTATTGAGTGGCCTAAAGGTCATAGCAAAGAAGGTGAACCATTATTCAAACGTAGGTTTATACCTGCTACTTTGTTTGATAATCCTTACTTAGCTGATGATGGTATGTACGAGGCAAATCTACTGTCGTTACCTGAGCATCAGCGAAGGCAGTTACTTGAAGGTGATTGGGATATTAATGAAGGTGCAGCCTTCCCAGAGTTCAACAGACAAATACATGTAATTGAACCATTTGATATTCCCGATAACTGGCCTAAGTTTAGAGCATGTGACTATGGTTATGGTTCGTATACTGGAGTTGTTTGGATAGCAGTATCACCTGATGAACAACTGATTGTTTATCGAGAGATGTATGTATCTAAAGTTATTGCTACTGATTTAGCAGATATGATATTAGATGTTGAACAGTTTGAAAAAATACGTTATGGTGTGCTTGATAGTTCTTTGTGGCATAAACGTGGTGATACTGGACCATCTCTAGCAGAACAGATGATAATGCGTGGGTGTAGGTGGAGACCAGCAGATAGATCAAGAGGATCTCGTGTAGCAGGTAAGAACGAATTACACAGAAGACTACAAGTTGATGAGTTTACAGAAGAACCTAGACTAGTATTTTTTAATACATGCTCTCATACTATATCTCAATTACCTTCTATACCTTTAGATAAAAAGAATCCAGAAGATGTAGATACACATGCTGAAGATCACCTGTACGATGCATTAAGGTACGGAATAATGACAAGACCTAGAAGTAGTTTATTTGATTATGATCCTACATCTAACTCAGGTTTTCAAGCCAGCGACCCAACTTTCGGTTATTAAGGAAAAGCAATGGAAGAAGATGAAATCTTTGAAAATGAAATGGCAATGGACTCAGTAGAGGCTAATGCTATAGAAGACATGGATGAAGATAATTATTCTGATCCACTTTCAGGAACTGTAGTTGGTTTAGTACAAGATCATTATACTAAAGCTTCCACTGCTCGTGAGAACGAAGAAAAACGTTGGGTACAAGCCTACCGTAACTATCGTGGTTTATATGGACCAGATGTCCAGTTTACTTCTACAGAAAAGTCTAGGGTGTTTGTTAAAGTTACTAAGACTAAAGTACTAGCTGCTTATGGTCAAATAGTAGATGTACTCTTTGGTAACAGTAAGTTCCCTATTACAGTTGACCCTACTACACTACCTGAAGGTGTAGCAGACTCAGTATTCTTTGAGTCTAATGATGATATGCGTAAAGCCAAAGAAGAGTTTGGCCCAGAAGAAATGCAGTTACGTCCAGGTGAAACTGTAATAGATCTGCAGGAACGTCTAGCAGGTTCTAAAAATAAGTTAGCACCTGTAGTTGATATTCTTGAAGAAGGTAATGGTAGAACTGCTACTGAAATTACTATACACCCTGCTATGGTTTCTGCAAAGAAAATGGAAAAGAAAATCCATGATCAATTAGAAGAGTCTAATGCAAACAAACAACTAAGAGTTGCTGCCTTTGAGTGTGCCTTATTTGGTACAGGAGTAATGAAAGGGCCCTTTGCTGTAGATAAAGAATATCCTAAATACGAAGAAGGTGAATATACACCTCTAATTAAAACAGTACCTCAAACCTCATCTGTATCTATATGGAACTTTTATCCTGATCCAGATGCAGCTAACATGGATGAAGCAGAGTATATAATAGAACGTCATAAGATGTCACGTACTCAAATACGTGCGCTTAAACGTAGACCTTTCTTCCGTAAAAATGCTATAGATACAGCAGTAAACATGGGTGAGTCCTACACTAAAGAGTGGTGGGAACAAGCTATGGAAGATGACTCTAATGAGGCTAAAGCAGAACGTTATGAAGTTCTAGAGTTTTGGGGTAATGTAGATACAGAAGTTCTTGAAGGACATGATGTAGATATACCAAGTGATCTTAAAGATTTAGATCAAGTCTCAGTAAACATCTGGATTTGTAATGGTCAAGTATTACGTTTAGTAATGAATCCATTTACACCTACACTAATACCATACTATGCTGTACCTTATGAAGTAAGTCCTTATAGCTTATTTGGTATAGGTATTGCTGAAAACATGGATGATACTCAAACTCTTATGAATGGTTTCATGAGAATGGCTGTTGACAATGCTGCTTTATCTGGTAATATGATTATAGAGGTTGATGAAACTAACTTAACCCCAGGTCAAGATCTATCTGTATACCCTGGAAAAGTCTTTAGACGACAAGGTGGAGCACCTGGACAAGCAATCTTTGGAACTAAGTTTCCAAATGTTTCTAATGAAAACATGCAGATGTTTGATAAAGCTCGTGTACTATCAGATGAATCAACAGGCTTTCCTTCTTTCGCACATGGTCAAACAGGTGTGTCAGGTGTAGGCCGTACAGCTTCTGGCATCTCAATGCTTATGTCTGCGGCTAACGGAAGTATACGTAATGTAGTCAAGAATGTAGATGATTATTTACTTGGTCCTATGGCTAAAGCATTCTTTAACTTCAACATGCAGTTTGATTATGATGAAGAGATCAAAGGTGATCTTGATGTTAAGGCTCGTGGTACAGAAAGCTTAATGGCTAATGAAGTACGTAGCCAACGACTAATGCAATTCTTACAAGTTGTACAGAATCCAGTACTAGCACCATTTGCTAAGATGGACTACATCATTCGTGAAATAGCTAAGTCTATGGAACTTGACCCTGATAAATTAGTTAATTCAATGTCAGATGCTACAATACAAGCAGAGATGCTTAAGAAGTGGCAGGAAGCTAATCCTCCTGAGCCTCAACCAGAAGCCCCAGGACAGCCTCAAGGTGGACCAGCTGGTGCACAGGCAGGAGATCCTACAGGAGCTGGTGGTGGTACTATAGGGACAGGCTCAGTGCCTACTCCAGGAGAACCTGGCTTTTCAGCTAATACTGGACAAGGTGCTGCATGAATAATTTAAAACCTTTTGTAAATGATAAAGCTTTATGGGATTCTTTTCTAGAAGAAATAGACAGAAGAATCTCAGAGGTTCATAGAGTAATGGAACAGTCTAGTAGAGCAGAAGAACTATTTAGATTACAAGGACAAGCATTTGCTTTACGTAAAATAAAACAGTTAAGAGATCAGGTCAATGGGGGATAAAACTCTTACTCAGACTCCATATAATACTGGAAATAAAACAGTATCTGGTAGAATTATTTGGAATGATCCAAAGACAGGTGAAGACTATTCTGAAAGATCTACAACATTTGAGGTTGATGGGGATTGGTATACTATGCCAACTGTATCTGAAAGTGGTGATCAATATACTGAAGATCAATTAAGGGAATATGTTATAGAGTATGGACCTATAGATTACCTTACAGGAGAAAAACTACCTAAATTTAAATCTAAAAAAGATGCAATAGATTATGCTATAGACAGATCAAAAACTAGAAAAGAAACAGGAGAAGCATATGGTTATTTCAAAGGTGGGGCAGCTAGTCTCAAAGATCAAACAGAAAGTGCTTTCGGTCTTAACAAGAATAAAACAGAAGTTCAAGAAGAACTAGTAGCTCCAATTACAGTTAGCGATCTTGATAGTAGACCACTGAGTTTATTAGATGCAAGAGATGATGATAAGTATTTAGGTGAGTCTGATGGTGGACACATGTTCATAGATAGGCTAGGTAAAACCTACACTATATTTGGTACATCTAAACCTGAAGATAATAGAACAGGTGCTGAACGTTGGAAAGAAAATCTTGAACCTGTAGTTGAAGCGGCTAAAGAATGGTGGGAAGAAGGTGCTGAGTTACCTAGTATACGGCAAATTTATGGTGTAGGTAAGTCAGTTGCTGAAGGAGTTTACGATACAGTATCTAAAATATCAGGGGCTTCAATAGGTAAAGTATCTGGTGATGATATAAATTTAGCTGATGTCTTTGATGCTACTGCTGGTATGGGTGTAGGTTCATCTTTAGTTAAAGTACCTGAAGGTTCATTAAGAATTTTTGGTGGGCTTAATGCAAAAAATGCACCTGATGTAGACAGGATTACAAATTCTTTTAACTCTGAGTTTGAAGTTTTTAAACAAAAAGTATTATCTGATGAAGTTGATTTAGATTTTGATATGTTACAAAAGATTAAGAAGTTAGATCCTAAAAGCCCAGAAATACCTGAGATAGCTTTAAAGAGTCCAGAGTATACATTTTACAATGATACAGCACAAACAGCCCAATCAAATGCAATATCTTTAATGATAGAACATCCAAAATATTTTAAAAAGACTTTAAAGTCTTTAGATAATGGTGAG